ATGTTCAAAGGCAAAAACAAGCCGTCCGCTGGATCAACGTCACCCAACATATCGAACACAGACTCACACATAACGTGTGGCACATCCATGTCCCACTGCAACTCTTGCACTTTTTGCTCATCCAAAAAGTTGCGTTTGATGATTATAGCCATGAACTTATCGAAAGCCATGTCCCCATAGATTTGCTTGTGCGTGTGCCAAAACAAATCTAACTGCCATTTAAAACTGTCATTATGGACAGCTACAGGGATCGTGAGCATCAGATGAACTTCCCCTCACGGAACCACTTGGTTATCACCCACTTCTCCCCTTGCAGCACTGGAAGGCCCCCATGCAATGACTTGCTAGTGGGGTTAGGGGCGTAGGAAAACATAAGCCCTCTACCTTGCCTTGCTGCTACTTCCAACCCTACATCTGGAAAGCACGTAGCTCCACCCAGTTCAGGTGTATTTAGGTACACCAAAAAGGTCAGTATTCGTTGCCCGCCACGCGCCAAATGATCTACCTTAGAGTTGGCATCATGTGCAAAATAGTCATAGTGTGGACAGTATTCCTGCCCAATTTCATAACGCAGTACTTGCAATCCCTCACCGTTTTCAACAGGGATGCCTACACGTTCACTGATCCGGCGTTCAATATCTGCGATAAGGGGGGTTTCAGCTTTACCGAAGAACGCTCCTGAACTGGTCCGGGCCGCATGTTCGACTGGTTGGCCCGTTTTGTCATCAACAACTGTTGATCGCGCCAGTTTGGTCTTAGCCAAACTAATCAGTTCCGCGCACTCCGCAGGGGTTACGAACCCATCTACAACAAAAAGGTTTGGGTCTTTCAAGCTCAATGAAACATCTGCTTTGGTGTTGGCAGTTTCATCCAGCTTAGGGGGAGTCTGCACTGGAATCGTCCAATGGTAAAAAACATAGACGGCACGTTCGTCATCATCACATTCAAACGGATCGCGCCAATGTGGGTATTTTCTGCCCTCACAAAAAGCGCCTTCCCCAGCTCGTGGGTTTACTGAATAGGAGTCAGCTTTGTACGCTGAGGCATCCACGTTAGTGTCCCACGGGCCATGCCACAATTTGTTAGACACGTTCAATGGCCACTGGCGGTCTGGCCTCTTCTCCAAACACACACTCATAGTGATGTCCAACTCTGAACGATCAGTATGGATGCCAAGGATGCTACCTTTGCGGTAGCATCGAGTGTACGTATTGGAAAACTTGGCGGTGGGGTACTTCTCCCGCACCGTTTGGGTCAGTTTACTGACGTAATACAGAGTCTCTGGCAGGTTGTAAACACCATAGCTGTTTCTGTAAAACGCTTCGGCTTTGTCTTCGTCTTGCTTATTGGGCGATGCGTCAAAAGCAGCTACTAGCTCCGCGCATTCTTGTGGGTCAAAAACGTGGAGGCACTCACTCATTTACTTTCCCTGTGAGGTAGTTGGTTTTACTGGACGTTGGGCTTGCTGTTGGGCCTTCATAGCCTGCTGCTGTGCTTGCTGGCGCATCTTCTGCTGGTGCACCTGCTCCTTGTGCTGCAGTTCTTGCTGGGCCAGTGCAGCCTTGATACGTGGGTCTTCACCCTGGCCGCGCTGCATTTCTGCCGCCTTGAGCTGCAACTCAGCTTGCTTGATAGCCAGATCGCCCTGGACCTTCTGCTCCTTGGTCTTGGCTTCTTGCGCCTTAATCTGAAGCTCAGCTTGCTGCATCTGCACCATCGGGTCCTGCTGCGCTTGCTGGGCTTGGGCTTGTTGGGCCTTGGACATATTCAACTGCAGCAACTGCGTGGACGCCTGGGCCACCAGACGAGACAGCTCGACCTCAATGTCCTCAGGCATCTCCTGATCAGGAGGCGGCAGGGGTACACCCAACTGCTCTTCAACCTTCTTGCGATAGTTGAACGCCAAGTGCTCGGCTACGTGAGCCATGATGGCTGCGCCCATCTGCTGACCCATTGGGCTCTGCCCAATCTGTTGCGCCATCATCGGGTCCTGCATCAGCGAAACGTGCACTGCAATGTGGGCGTCATGGTCTTGGTAGATGAACGCCTTGGTCGGCTTGCCGTTCAGGAACGCCATGTTCTCGCTGACCGGATCTCTCGGGGTCATGTCGTCCTCGATGGGCACCAGCTTGTCCGCGTTCTTGATGCCCAGCACCTCGATCATCTGCCGGTGAAGCTGAGGCAAGTTGTAAATCTGCGGAGCCTGTTGGGCCAACTGAATGACCGCTTGGTACTGCATGATCCGCTGCGCCATCGTGGCGCTGTTGGGGTCACTGACCGGGATAACTTCTACCAAGTCGTAGTCGGCTTGCTTGGCTTTGCGGTTACCCTCAGCCGGGTCGTAGCTGTACTCCTGCGGGGTGTAGTCGCGGATGATGGCCTTCAGGAGCTTAAACTCCTGCTTCATGGCAAAGTGCACCCGAGCCTGCACAGCAGACATCGTTTTCAACTGGCGCTCAAGCAAGGCCAAAGTGGTACCCACCGGAGCCTGAGCACTCATGTCGCTGACCTTCATGTCAGCAATAGACCCAAGCCTGCGACCCTCTTCATTGATCTGCGTGAGCAGAGCAAGCAGAACTTGGCTCGGCTCCTTGTAAGGCAGAGTCATGATGTTGTCTTTGATAGCCCCAGACGGGACATCAACATCACGGAACTCACCAGGGGCAATGGGGGTGTCGTCCCCCTTAACGCGCAGTCCTCGGCTCTTCAGGCCACCGGGCAGGTTGGACAGGGTGCCAGCATCAACGAGCTGGCGTATGAGGGAAGTGCCAGCGCGAGCATAACCACCAATAATGTGGATAAGACCCAAGCCATAAGCGCCAAAGCCAGGAATATACGTGTACTGGACGAAGTGCTGTCGCTTGAGCTTTTGCTCGTCGTCTTCGTTCCAGTTTCGTCGGATCGCCAGAACTTCATTTGTCCCTCGATCAATGGTGATGACATACGGCAGTGCTATGCCGTCCTCATCTTCGTACCCCGGCAGATCATAGTCAACATGAACCTCGTAGATTTGATACCGGTCATCGTCGGTTAGGGAATACCCTTGGTCCTCGGCCTTTTTCTTCTCAATATCAGAGAAGAACGACTGCGGCTCTCCCAGATCCACGTCCTTGTAGAACCCACTGACCTGCAGCTTCTTGATCTCGTTCTTGGTCTTACGCATCACGTGCGTAACACGCGGAGCGTTGAGGATGCTTGACGCCCCATAGGGCATGATGATGTCCTCGGCTGAGATGAACATCGCCGCCTGACGGTCCAGGCTGGGGTCAAAGTAGACCTTCTTGAACGCAGAACCCGCAAGGCCCAAGGAGTAGAGCATGCGCTCATGCTCAGGCCGGTACTCCGGCATAGCCTCGGTCAGTTGGTAGTTCATGTCCTCACGAACACGTTCAGCCGCCTCTTCCTTCAGCTTGTCGATGGCACCAACGATCTCAGTCTTGACTGGCCCCTGTGCAGGGAAAGTCTCAATGATGGTGTCTGACTGGAACCGAATAGCCGCCTCAGTCAGGATGGTGGAATACACACCACATGCACCGTTCCACGGCTCAGTGCGCTCCTCATACTTCATCCCAAGGACATCCAAGCCCTTGACGAACATCTCCACCCAGTCCTTACGTGAGTTGATATCCCCCTCGATATCACCGATCAGATCTGAGGCAAGCGTCTGAAGCTCGCCTTCATCCATGTACTCGGCAAGGTTTGCGTCGAATTCTTCCGCTTTGGGGGCCTCAGGCATTAGATCAATCTCGACCCCATCAATCCCAATGCTTACAGCTTCTGGGTCCTCGATTTCGATCTCAATCGCAGGCTCCTGCGTCATCAGAGCAGGGTCAAAGGGCTCAAGTGCGCGATCAACATTCGTAACCATGGTTTATTGCCTTTTATTAGCTGCTCAATAATAAGCAGCACGTCTGCTGCTTTTGAAGTACCGGACATCCTCTTTTTCATCAGAGGGGAGGCGCAAAAACCCGCCTTGTCTGAACCGCATCAATGCAAGAGTTGTTGCATCAACCAAGTCATCGTGCTCCCCGGAAGGGAAAGCTGCAACTTCATCCATCAACTCTTCTGCCCAGCGGGTTTGCGGCACCCAGACTTTACCTGAAGCGATGATGTCTGAGACGGAATTCAGCCGTGCGATCTTGTCCTGGCCCTTAGACGGGGTGTACTCCTGAACTGGGATGCCCATCGCCCGCAAGTCATAGATCAGTGGGGCACCGGAGGCTTTCTTCTCAATCAACAGCCCATCAGGCTCCCATTCTTTGTATTCAGCCAGCACATCACGCTTCAAATCAGGGAACTCAACTCGCTTTTTATATGTGTTGAGCAGAATGATGTTGGGCATGTCGTTGTCTTCTTCGTTGTAGAAGACGCCCCAAGTTGTACCCGCAGAGTAGTCAGCACGCTGATGCTTCTCAAACGCAGTGTCCCAAGTCTGTAGGATGTACTCGCATTTGGGGGGCTTTTCGCGCTCCCAAATCTTCCACCAGTCCCGCTTCACAATAGCGGACTCATTACCTACTGGGTTCTGCTGGTACTGGGCCTGCCACTTTGCGTTTGGCAGTTCCTCATGCAGGGCTTCAAGCTCTTCAATAGACCAAAACTCGGGCCATAAGGGTTTACCCGAAGGCATAATGGCTGGAAATTCGATCACTTCCCAGTCAGTCTCACCCCGAAGTGCTGCATTTTTAAGCACTTGGCCTGTTAAATCCCGCTGTGCCCAGCGGGTCATCACTACAACAATGGCCCCACCCGGCTGCAAACGCTGACGGGGGCCTGACGTGTACCACTCGTACACTTTGTCGTACACATCTGGGTTGACTGCAGCCAGTGCAGCCTCTTGTTCGGAGTGCGGGTCATCAATAATCAGCAAATCGGCACCCTTACCGGTCACTGCACCCCCTACACCGATAGCAAAGTAGTCACCACCCTTGCTGGTATTCCACCGCCCGGCTGCTTTTGAGTCTGCTTGCAGGCTCAGGTCAGGAAAAATGCTGTTGTAAACCTCAGAATCGACCAAATTTCGCACTTTTCGACCAAAACCAACCGCCAATTCGGCTGTGTGTGAGGTCTGGATGACCTTCCTGTGCGGAAACTTGCCCAAAAACCAGCTTGGAAGCAGGTAAGAAGCAAACTCTGACTTGGTATGCCGTGGCGGCATGTTGATGATTAGCCGCTTTAGCTCACCTTTGGCCACCCGCTCAAAGGCTTCAGCCATTATTTTGTGGTGCCGACCGGAAATGAAGGTCGGCCAGACCCGCTCCACAAACTTGATGAACTTAGTCTGAGCTAGCTCCTTCTGCTTGAGTTTCTCCAGCTTGAGCAGTTGAGCCTCGAGCACCCGCAAATCAGCCTCTGACATCATGTCAAGGACTGAAGGGATGTCCCTAAGACTGACTTCACTCAGCATCTGCTGGCCCAGAATTTTCTAGCTGGTGGATCAAAGCTGGTTTGCCCAGGTGGGCGTCCAAATCTGTAATAGGCACAGCATCCACTACGTCTGCATGCAGCAGGCGTTTGATCCGCTCCTTGATGCTGTTCTCCAGATCTGAGGATGTCTTGTGGGTAACGGTGATTTCACTGCGTTCAGTGAACAGGCCCACGTCCGAATGCTTGCCCAGCAACTCGAGTGCTTTGATCTCAATCTTTGGGTCACCGCAAGCTGCCAACTCCACCAGCCGATTTGTGATGAACGTACGTGCTTGCTGAACGTCTTTGATGACTTGATAGTCGTACTCCGACAGAAGCAGGTTCAGCTTCTTGGCAACCGCAGGTATCTGCAGTGCGCGGGTTGAGCCTTTTTCCTTGGAGGACTTGATCAACTCCCGAGCAGCATGCGCATCTGCTTCGGTCATGTCAATGTTACCACCCAGCTCTTCTATTAGAGCGGCAGTGTTGGCTGCTACGGCCAGCTTGTCTTTGTAGACCGCAGGCTCTTGAGCTTCCAGATCAAAAGGGATTGGGTGTTCCCTAGCAGGTTCGATTGAGATCATAGCGCACCGAAGTATCGGGTACGCGGAATGTAGCACATATGGGGGTGGGTTTGTAAAGGGGGGTATGGGTCCCTTGACGGGGGGTGTTCCTATATTAGAGGGGGTGGGGTCTAGCTGGCTGGAAAAATAAAAAAGGGTACACAAAACAAATTGAAGTATAAAATGAGTATCGGATGTGCAGATTACAGTTCAGGGGTTGGAGCCCGGATCCTATTCCAGGCCTTGGGGGGCCCGGGCCCGGTAGGGTCGATTCGGTTTGAACTTTTTTCTGCGCCTCACAATGTGAGGTATTGACCCACCCCGTAATCCGTGGTGCAATATAGGTATCGGTTGGAGTTCTAACCGATCCGGTTCCCCGTCCGGCTTCACGGGTTTGTTTGGAGTGCCATCATGGCCACGAAAAAGACTTCGGTCCCCTTGTCTCTCGAGCAATTGCGCGAAGCTGCAGCTAACGCTGCGGCGCGCACCTATGGTGCCGTTAAAGCGTACGCTGGTGTCCTGAATGCCACGCCGGGGTTTGGCCCGGAATGGTTCAACGAGAAAAAGCCCGTAGGCGCAGTCGAACTCGAACGTATCGCCTATACCGACCTCCTAAAGAACAAGGGGCACGCAAACCCATGGGAGAGCTGGCGCCAGATTAAGCTGGCCGCAAAAAAGCTGGCGCTGGAAGCTGCAGCTGAGGCCGCTAAAGCTGAGGGTACTGACGAAGCCGCTGAGGGTACCGACGAAGCCGCCGCTGCTGGGGGTGCTGAGAAGCTTTCCAGCTGGTTGCTCGAGCGCCTCGCAGGGATGATCAAGAAAATCGAAAAGGCCGAAGCCGTGAATTTCAGCGCCCTTATGGTGCTAGCTGATTTGAAGAACGCGCAGGCCCGCGTTAGCGCGCAGATTACTGGGGTTTCCACAATCCAGCAAAATCTGCACGATAAGAAAGCCGCTTAATTAATCCGCCCGGGCTTTGGTCCGGGTTTTTCTGGAGTATCAAACCATGAGAGATATCCACGCCACCCCCGCCTACGGGCGCGACTACAAATCCAAAGCCGCAGTACTGGCGGATTGGAATGCCGGGAAAGATTTCCGCGACGCATTATCTGGCCAGTATCTCAGTGCTCGAGATTTTCCCTCGAAGTATCCGCCAGGGTATCATCCGCAGATTTGGATTCGATATCAGAACATGACCAAAATCACGCGAGTTCTGTAATCTTCCCCACTCCAACGAAGCCGCCCGCGAGGCGGCTTTTTTGTGCCCGCCTCACATTGTGAGGCGGCTATGCCAGTTCTTCGTGTGGCGCTAGCCCATGCTTTCGGGGCTTTGTTACACATCTGGCGCGGGCTGGTGGGGCTTGGCCCTCGAGACCTCACATTGTGAGGAGCCACTAACTTAGGTGGCCTATGCCAGTTCTTCGGGTGGCGCTAGCCCGGTGGTGCGAAAAGCTGCTAGTGTTACAAACCGCTTCCGCCTGCTCTACGTCTTCAGACGTAGAGTCTACCAGACTATTTTATAACAAACATAGGGGAAAACCCTAATACTACTGTTGCACCCCTCCGTGGCATTGTTACGTGTAATGTTACATGTGCTTTTTTCGTAAGTCATTGATTTATAAGGCTTTTTTGGGTAATGTTAAATGTTACGCGTTTTTTTGAGAATGAACGAACACTTGACAGTGCGGGGCCCGGCAGGTGCCCCTTTCCAATCATCATACGATTGAGCAAAAAAGGTACCGCTCTCTAAAAAACAGCATAACTTTAATAACTTTCACAACAGTACCTAAAAAACTCTTTAAAAACAAAGACTTACGAGTGCCCCTTCGTTTTAGTCAACTACCTAATGTTACATAACTTTCTGTAAGTCGTTGATTTTAAACGACTTTTTATTCTGTGCCCCTGCCTCACATTGTGAGGTACTAAACAGCACCCTCAAAAAGCTTGACAAGCTACTCTTTCTGTGGTACACTGAACACAGTTCAGATCAATCATGATTTGAACCGGGACCCTCCCCCTTCAGTCAACAGACCTCACAATGTGAGGTGCAAACAGGAGTTGTGTCATGGCTTTCACCAAGTCTCATCTGGCGCTCTGCGCATCCCTCAATATTGCCCCTGCCACGGGTTATGTCATTTACGACGGCCCGTCCCTGCTCGACGGTGCACCAATCGTAGTTATTGCCATTATCGGCTCGAGTAGTTCCAAGACCGGCGATATGGTGCAGACTTATATTCTGCGCAAAGATACTACCCCGCTCGATGCCCTTAATTCCGGGGCAGATGAATCCATCTGCGGTGACTGCAAGTCCCGCCCTGCCCTGGGCGGTGACTGCTATGTGCGTGTCGAGCAAGGCGCAACCGTGGTGTTCAAGACCCTGCAGGCTGGCAACTACCCACCTGCGGCACCTCACAATGTGAGGCAACTCACCAAGGGACGCGGCAAGCGTCTGGGCACCTACGGTGACCCTATGGCAGTGCCTGCATGGGTCTGGGAAGACTTGGTATACGACTACACACCCAATGGCACCGTAGTGGGCAAAGACAAGCACACAGGCTACACGCACCAATGGCTCAACCCCGACATCAAGTCAGGCCAGCGTGAGCGGATCATGGCCCTATGCATGGCAAGCGTAGACACCGTCACCGAGTTCGAGATGGCCCGTTATTTGGGTTACCGCACGTTCCGTGTGCGCACTGACTCACAACCCATCCTGCCCGGTGAGTTCATCTGTCCTGCATCGAAGGAGGCAGGCAACAAGCGGCAGTGCAACAACTGCTTCGCCTGTGACGGTACCGACGGCAACGACCAGAAAGCCAACCCCGTCATCATCGCCCACGGATCAAAAGTCACGTGGATGTCTCGGGCGTAACCGACCACCTCGACCTCACATTGTGAGGTCCCTCCTACCCACCTTAAAACCAGTTCCCACCCACCATGAAGCCACCACACCCCCAGGACTTCCTCCTGCTCATCGTTTCCATCATTGCCATTTTTCTGATGCTCATAGGAGTAATCTGATGAAACCCGCCTACATCCCGGACTTGTTCCGTGTGTCTCGAGAGGAAGCCGACGCTATCCGGCATCCGTACCGCCACTACTACAAGTACCTCAAGGGCTTCTGCAGCCTACGCAAGCCCACCTCTGCAGCTACTGACTTCATCGTAGCCAAGGGGGAGATACAGGACGCATGCACATGCCTTATGCGCATGCCCAGGTACGCACAAACCGCCCACATAAGGAAGCCCTACGCAACCATCTTCAACGAGGATGTGTTCTTCCGTTTGATTCGTGCTGACTCCACACCGACCCCTTCGGACGAGGACTGTGACAACTTCTACTTGGCAACGATGATGCTGGTGGACTTCGTCATGGGCAGTGGTGAGGGTGGGTGGGACTGGCAACCACAACCATTTCCTTGGAACCCACAGAACACCAACTTCTATGTGTCCATCCCTGCAGTCAAGCGCAAGTTGGATTGGTTCGTCTTTACCAACAACCAACTCAAACGCAAGCAAAAGACACCACAAAAAGCTTGACATGTACCCCTTTCCGTGGTACACTGAACACAGTTCAGGACGTAGAAGCCTGACACAACAAAAACCGAGTTCGAATCCCTCCTCACATTGTGAGGTTCTGTTTTCTCAAGCATCTGGAGCTAACTATCATGGCTGAATCCATCGTTTCTCACACTGCCCCCGTCACTCTTGCCGAGGCGGCAACCCTGATCGCTACCGTGCGGTCTAATCGGTTTCTGCTGGAGGGCGAACCCGGCATTGGTAAGTCCAGCATCCTGCGGACTATTGGTGAACTCACCGGCCTGCCGACCGTCTACATCGACGTGCCCAATCTTGACCTTGGCGATATCGCCATGCCTGTGGTCGATCACAACACCAAGACGACCAAGTACTACCCCAACAGCAGGTTCGGTCTGCACGAGGGCAAGCCTGTTGCCGTCATGCTCGACGAATTCCCCAAGGGTGCAGGCCCGGTCAAGAACATGCTGCACCCCCTGCTGGAGGTGGTCAACCCCAGGCTCGGTGACTTGTCGGTGCACCCCGACTCCGTGATCTTCCTCACGGGCAACCTCTCAACCGACGGGGTCGGTGACTCCATCCTTCCGCATACCTCCATGCGTCTGACCCGTGTCGAGGTGGGTAAGCCTGCGTCTGACCCGTGGGTGGAGTGGGCTGTAGCCAAGGGCACCATCGCCCCCGAGGTGATCACTTGCGTGAGCAAGAACCCGCAACTGCTGGCTTCCTATCGTGATCCGTCCGAGCAGGGCAACGAGTTCATCTACAACCCCAAGCGGACGACCGGGTCCTACGTCACTCCACGTACGTTGGAGCTGGCAAGCAACATCGTGTCCAAGCGCGACAAGTTCACCCCCAATGCGCTCCTCGCTGCCCTGGCTGGCACGTTGGGTATGCCCGGTGCTCTGCTGCTCAAGCGGTTCATCGACTACGCCGACCAGCTCCCTGACTGGCGCACCATCATCGCCGACCCGGAGAACACCCCGGTGCCTACCTCACCCGGTGCCTGCTCAATCGTTGTGTTCGGTGCCATCCAGCGTATCGACAAGGACACGCTGACTCCGTTCATGAAGTACCTGGGCCGACTGCCTCACGAGTGGCAGGCTGCGTTCGCCATCAACCTCGCCAAGAACCCGCAGCGTCAAGCCATTGCGTTCCGCAGCGCAGCGTTCGCTGCGTGGGTGTCCAAGAACGAGGACCTGCTGTAAACCAAGCCAGCGCGGACCTCACATTGTGAGTGTCCGCCATAACCCATCGGAGTTGTTATGAATATCCAAGAATCCAGAGTTACCCCGGAGCGTATGCTCCAGCGTGTGACCGTGACGCTGATGCGCCACCCCCTGTTCGCTGAGCTTGCCCCTGCCCTGGTCATCGGCGAGGTGCGGGTTGACGACAAGACACCGACTGCCCGTACCAACGGACGTGATGAGTGGTGGGGTCGGGCGTTCGTCATGTCACTCAACGAGCAGGAGCTGGGGTTCGTCAAGGCCCACGAGTGCATGCACAAGATCCTGCGCCACCTCGTTACGTGGAAGAAGCTCCACGACGAGAACCACCAACTTGCCAACATGGCATGCGACTACGTCATCAACCTGATGCTGCGCGACCTCGACCCGCGTGGCGAGGTCATCTGTATGCCCCGCTACAAGGACGGCCCCAAGAAAGGCCAGCCGATGGGCCTGCTCGATGAGAGGTACCGTGGCATGCACGCCAAGCAGGTGTTCGACCTGCTCAAGCAGCAGCAAGGTGAGGGGCAGGGTGGTGGCTCTGGTCAGGTTGGCCAACCCGGTGAGGATGGTGGGTTCGATGACCACGACTGGGACGGTGCCGACTCCATCCCTGCTGATGAGCAAGCCGACCTTGACCGTGACCTCGCCGACGCTGTTGCCCAAGGTGTAGCCAACGCCAAGAAGCTGCGCGGTGAGGGGGCCGGTGGTCTGGTGCGTACCCTGTCCGACCTGCTCAAGCCCCAGGTGGATTGGCGCAAGGAGTTGCGTGAGTACATCAAGACCATCGCTAGTGGTAAGGACGCATCCACATGGCGCAGGCCCAACCGTAGGTTCCTGCATCAGGACATCTACATGCCCACCCTCATCTCCGAGCGTATCGACCGTGTGCTTGTGGGTATCGACACATCAGGGTCCATCTCCGGGCCTGAGCTGGCTGCGTTCCTGTCCGAGGTGCAGGGCATCACTGTCGAGGTCAAGCCCAAGAAGGTTGACCTGCTGTACTGGGACCACGTTGTGGCTGCGCATGAGGAGTACAACGAAGGTGCAGTGGAGTTGATGACTCAATCGACCCGACCCAAGGGCGGTGGTGGCACGTCTCCGTCCTGCGTCAGTACGTACATCAAGGACAAGCGCATCACCCCTGAGGTGATCATCATGCTGACCGACGGTGCTGTCGGCGGTGACTGGGGCCATGACTGGCCTGTGCCTGTACTGTGGTGCATCAAGGGTGCCGACAGCATCAATGCAGGGTGTGGTAAGACCTTGCACATCAACAACTGATCCATTAAACTGTACCTCACAATGTGATTCAACGAAGGAGCTAGCCATGTCTTACATCTCTTCATCTGCTGTTCTGATCTCCCTCAACATCTCCTGCTGGCCTGCCAGCAAGGTAGACCGCGAGGCCACCGACAAGGTCAACACCGACGCCAACGCAGTGTCCAGTGCTGGGCAGGTGCGCAAGGACTTGTTCGCTGGCACCAGCCTGCGCAAGGACATCGAGCGCAAGGCCGCACGTATTCGCAACTACTTCAGCAGCAACACACTGCCCTGGGCTGACAAGGGTGAGCGCATGCTGCCCATGCCCCTGTTCATGGACGTCAAGCAGACCATCGTCCGTGAGAAGCGCGAGTACGATGAGATGTGCGAGATGTTCTTTGATGCGTACCCACAACTTGTGATCGATGCACCATCACGCCTGGGCAAGTTCTACAAGGCCGAGGACTACCCCGATATCGAGGAGGTGCGTGGCAAGTTCGGGTTCCGCTACACCATCACGCCCATGCCCGAGGCTGGTGACTTCCGACTCGACGTAGCCAACGAGGAGCTGGCTGAACTCAAGGCGCAGTACGAAACTGCGTACCAGCAACGTCTGGCCGACGCGATGCGTGACCCGTGGGAGCGGCTGCATGACATGCTCAAGGGCATGAGCGAGAAGCTTGCCGACAGTGGTGACAAGACCAAGCGGTTCCACGATTCGTTTGTGTCCAACCCCATCGAGTTGTGTGGCCTGCTGACCAAGCTCAACGTCACCAACGACCCCAAGTTGGAGGAGGCCCGTCGCCATCTCGAGGCAGCGATGGTCGGTGCCGACATCGAAGCAATCAAGGAAGCCCCCGAAGTGCGGGCAGATATGAAGTCCAAGGTCGATGCCATCCTTGGCAAGTTCGACTGGTAATACACACAACCAAGAAGGAGCTACATCATGGCTGCAATGTCTTTCAACAGGTTCAGCTACTCCACCGAGCGCAACCTCTGGGGTTCACCGTCGCTGTCCCTCAGCCCCAAGCACGACAGCTACCTCAAGCGCGTGTACGCTGATTCGCACAACAACATCCAGACCAACCTCGCCTTGTACAGAACTCTGGGAAAGTTAGTACGTAGCAAGATGGATTGGAAGTTCATTGCTCTCGAGACGATCTACACCACAGGTGGACACGTGATCATTGAGGTTGCCATCCGTGCAGGCAACATAACTCTCGGCACCGTAGAGGTTGTGACCCGTGGTGAGCGCGACTACATCCGTGTGCTCAACGACAAGATCCAAGCTAACGTCAAGCGTGGCAAGGGCTACAACACCACTGACCCGGAGAAGGCCGAGAAGGAAATCCGGCGCATGTTCATCACGCCTTCGCTCGAGCAGAAGCTTAACAACCACGCAGAGTACGCAGACACAATGTTGCGCACGGCGGTCCAGGTCAGCAAGACAAAGTGCCAGACTTTGTGGGGCAACCTCAAGGATGCGCGGACTAAATTCATCAAGGACAGGTTCGATGAGTTCGCAGCCATGCTCACCTCTATGTCTGACATTGACAACGTGGCATCGTACAAAGCTGCAGACGAAGAACGCAATGTGATCTATCGCATGTGCGATGCGTGGAATCGTCGCGATAAGGGTGCATCCCTACTTGTGGTGCTTGACGGTTCGCAGTACATTGTGCGTTATGCGTCTGAGGTCAAGCTCTTCGATGCCGACACGGTGCCCGACGATGTGCGGGTCAAGGTCGGTATGCTGAAGCTTACAGAACCACAACAAGTGGTCGATGGCCTGGGCGTTAGGGTTAGCAACGAGGTGTTCATTGTTGCCAGTACCGACGTAGTAACGGAGTGATCCGGGGACCTCACATTGTGAGGTCTTAGTTTTCTAGAGCTATACCAGTTCCCCCCGGGTGCTGGTCAGGAGATACAGATGTCAAAGATTCAATTGATCAAACACGCTTTGCGTTTGTGGAACGTACCTAATGTTCCACGTGAAATCAACCGAGCTAACGCCCGTAAGTGGATTGCCTCTGTCGAGCGGCTCGGTGATCGTTGGTTGTTGGCTGTGCCTATGCGGAGGGTGCAATGACACTAGACCGTGTTTTCAAGGAGGAAGCATACATCGTGCATTGGTCCAGTACCGGCAACATTGACAAGGGAACGGTTGTGGTCACTGCAAAGTCAATCTCAGAAGCACAGGATAAATTCTTGGGCTGGCTGCGGGAACAGCCTGTGTACCAGCATATGTGGAATCTGACTTTCTCAATTGAGGAAGGAAAACTAATATGAAAGTCACACTTGAGTTCGACCTGCCGG